TTACTGTAACTGTTTTAGTATCAGGTCAATCTGGTGTAACTTTTTCTGCTACAGATAAAGGTACAAAAGTTTTATACATCAATGGAACTGATGTTGTAGATTCAAATGTTGGAAAAGTTTCAAATGACTATGCACCACAATTAGCAGCAGATTTAGATGCTAATGGTAAAAATATTCAGATGGATGATGCTACTGGAATTCAAGATGATTCTGGTTTACAGCAATTAACTTTTTCTAAAACAGCATCAGCAGTAAACGAATTTACAATGGCCAATGCAGCAACTGGAAATGCTCCAGCTTTATCTGCAACTGGTGATGATACAAACATTGATATGAACTTAACTCCAAAAGGAATTGGAAGAGTTACATTAAATGGTAATGGTAAAATTCAAGGTGTTGCAGAAAAAGTTCAAGTTAATGGAACATTTACATCAAACATTAACATTGACACAAATACTCAAGCAGTAAGATTAGATACTGCAGATGCTTCTGCGAACTTTACAGTTAATTTAAGAGGTGATGGTTCAAATTCTTTAGATGCTTCTATGGATATAGGTGAATCAGTTACCGTTGCATACGTTTCAAAACAAGGTGGAACAGCATATTACAATACAACAGTACAAGTGGATGGAACTACAGTAACTCCAGTATGGCAAGGTGGATCTGCACCAACTGGGGGTAATACAACATCAAATGATGTTTATTCTTTTACAGCTATTAAAACAGCTTCATCTACTTTTACCGTATTAGCATCGCAAACACAGTTTGCATAATAGGAGGAATATAGAAAGATGCCTTTATTAGGAACAAGAGCAGCAGGCTCTGGAAAAGGATTTGGTTTTGGAGGTGGATTTGGTCCACCTATTGATTTTCAATATTTAGTAGTCGCTGGAGGCGGAGCAGCTATAGGTTCTGGAGGAGGCGCTGGAGGCGGAGGGGCTGGCGGATACAGGACTTCTTTTCCAGGTGGAACAGCTATAACACTTGTAGGAGGTGAAAACCCAATTACAATAGGTACAGGAGGCACAGGATATAATCCTACTTATAGTCCACAAGCATCAAACCCAGGAAATGATTCTAGTTTAGTAGGAGATAATTTTACAATTAATGCAACCGGAGGCGGTGGAGGTTGTGGCGCTATTTACGGAGGGGATTTTCCTGAAACACCAGGAAACCCTGGACAACCAGGAGGTTCTGGATCAGGTTTAGGATCTTCAGGAGGATTTGATGGTGTTGGAGGTTCTGGAAACGCAGGAGGATATTCTCCACCTGAAGGAAATCCAGGAGGAAATAACAGTGATTCTCCACCAAATTTTGGTGGCGGCGGTGGCGGCGGAGCTGGCGGCTCTGGAGCAAATGGTACTTCTAGTGGCGGTGGTAACGGCGGTCCAGGTACAGCTAATTCAATTTCAGGTTCACCTGTAACTTATGCAGGTGGTGGAGGAGCCTCTTCTTATCAAGGAGGAAGCGCAGGCTCTGGAGGACCTGGTGGCGGCGGAAATGGTAGAATTAATTTTCCAGGTGGTGTAATAGGTTATCCGGGTACAGATGGTCTTGGTGGCGGAGCTGGAGCAGGAGATGGAACTAGAGACACTCCAGGTGGTTCACCTATTCCAGGAAATACAGCGTCTGGTGGAGATGGAGTTATAATTTTAAGATGTCCAGGTACTGATGGAGCAAGAGTTACAGTAACTCCAGGAACCAATACAAAAACAACTTTACCTGGCGGTGACGTTGTTTGTACATTTACAGTTTCAGGGACTTTAAAAATAGCATAATTATGAAAAAATATTTTGCACAAATAAATCAATCAAACACAGTTGTAAAAATTATAACTGTAGATGCTCAACCTATCGAAGCTCATGGTGGTGATAAATCTGTTGCAGCTGAAAATTGGATGAAAAAAGTATTCAAAATACCTGAAGGACACAAATGGGTTCAAACATCAAAAGATTCTAAAAGTAATTTTAGAAAAAAACCTGCTGGTATAGGTTACAGATATGATTCAAATTTAGATATTTTTATTACTCCACAACCTTATGATAGTTGGATATTTACTAGCAATAATGATTGGGAAGCTCCTATTCCTTATCCTTCTATTACAGAAGGTTATGTAATAAGTTGGGATGAAACAAACCAACAATGGAAAGGTTTTAAAGGAGTTCAAGAATTAAGTACTTGGAATCCGGATACGAATTCTTGGTCTGATCCTACTCCATAGTATTGATTATTTCATATTTTATGATATTAGAAAGATTAGAGAGTTATAAATATAATGAACAGTCCATATTTATATTGGTGGTTTAAAAAAATCTTTAAAAAAGAATTTTGTGAAGCAGTAATTAATCATGCGCTTCAAAAACAAGAAAAGACGGCTCTTACTGGGTTTTTAAAAAATTCTGATAAACTTACAAAAAAACAATTAAAAGATTTAAAAAAAATTAGAGATTCAAATGTCATTTTTTTAAATGATAAATGGATTCGAAATGAAATAGTTCCTTTTATATTAAAAGCAAATATGGATTCAGGTTGGAATTTTGACATAGATTATTCTGAAGACATGCAATTTACTGTTTATAAAAAAGATCAATTTTATGATTGGCATCAAGATGCTTGGGATAGACCATACACAGATCATAAAAATAAAAATTTTAATGGTAAAATGAGAAAATTATCTTGCAGTATTGTACTTTCAGATTCAAAAAATTATAAAGGTGGAGAACTTTTATTTGAAGAACAGAAAAGAACATTTAATAAAAAACCAAAAATCATAACTTGTAAAGAAATAAAAGAACAAGGTTCTATGGCTGTATTTCCAAGTTATATATGGCATAAAGTAAAACCTGTAACACAAGGAATCAGGTATAGTTTAGTGATATGGTTTTTAGGAAAGCCATTTAAATAATGTTTAAAGATAAAAAATATAAATTAATTAAAAAAGCTTTTTCTAAAGACGTCATGAAACTTTGTGAAAATTATATTTTATTAAAAAACAAATGTTATGATATTTTATCTAATGAAACTTATTTAAGTCCATATAATAAAGATTGGGGTTATTATGAAAGTAGTACAGCTCAAGTACCAGAAACATATGCATGTTATGGTGATTTACTTGCTGATTCATTATTAGGTATATTTAAATCAAAAATAGAAAAAATAACTGGTCATAAATTATATAATTCTTATTCTTATTTGAGAAACTATAAACAAGGAGATGTTTTAAACCCACACGTAGATAGACCACAATGTGACATATCCACAACTGTTTTTATTGGAGGGTCCAAATGGCCGTTTTATTTAAAAGATGGAAATAAAAAAGTATCAGTCAATCTTGATATTGGAGATTGTTTATTATATAAAGGTGAAGAAATTGAACATTGGCGAGAACCTTTAAGAGGAAAAAATTGTGTTCAAATCTTCTTACATTACGTAAGAGATAAAAAACAAGAATATGATGAAAGAATATATTTAGGATTACCCTATAAATTTTCTTTTAAAAAAGGAAAGGATAAAAATGAACTTTGAATACATAAGTCCCTTATTTCCATCAGTAGTGGTAGGAAATATTTTAAATATAGATAATAAAAAAATTTTAAGAAATTTAAAAAAAGTTAATTATATACAATCAAATAAACATTTAAATATAAAACAAGCCACTAATTTTATTAGTAAAGATTTATCTATATTAGATAATTTTTCTGATTTAAAAAAATTAATAAATACTAATGTTCAAGATTATATAAAACAAATTTTAAATTCAAATTTAGATTTTAAATATACAAATAGTTGGTCAACAAAAATTCCCAATGATTGTTTTTCTTTTTATCATCATCACACTAATTCTTGGTTAAGTGGAGTTTATTACCCAGATGAGCATAAAAATTTTTCTATAACTTTTGAAAGCCCTTTAATTTCTTTTTGGAATATAGATGGCACTGTAAATAAATATGAAGAACATAATAGTCAAAAATGGACTTTTCCCATTAAAAAAAACTTACTATTAATATTTCCTAGTTATTTAAAACATTCAGTAGATATAAATAAAAGTAAAAAAGATAGATATAGTATTGCATTTAATATTTGGCCTAGCGGTTCTTTTGGGACAGGAGATTCTAGAATTAATTTAGATGGGTAAAATAATACAAATTTCTAAAACTTTAAATCCAACAAATCCTTTTTGTTTTGTTTTTGATTATTTTCTATATGAAAATGATATAGAGGATAAAAAATATATTAATCAATTAAAAAAATTAATTTTAAAAAAAGAAAAAAGTATAATTAAAAAACATCCTTTTACTAGTGATAGTGGAACAGGAGTTGGTAAACATTCTTTAACAGGAAGATCCTCAGAATATAATGTATTAGATTGGAAAGAATCTAAAAAACTAAAACAATACATTAGAAAAGCACATGATGATTTTTTAAGAAATCTTAATATTAAACCAGATAAAAACATTTATGTTCAATGTTGGGCTAATGTTTTAAGGAAAAAGGAAAGATTAAAATATCATTCTCATTCTAGTTTAAATAACAGATATGGTTATATATCTGGACATATTTCTATTCATGTTGATGATACTAATACTTATTATGTAGATCCTATTACAAAAAATGTAATGCCTCATAAAAATGTAGAAGGAAGAATTACATTATTTCCAATGTGGCTACCTCACTATACAGATACAATTAAAACTAATATAAACAGAATCACCATTGCTTTTGACATACATCCAGAAAAAGGTTGGATTGAAGATATTTATGACCACAAAAAAAGTCATTGGATCAAAATATAAATTAGGAATCATAGGAAGTGGAAGTGCTGGAATATTAAGCACTTTACATTTTTTAACTTTTTTAAATGATGATTGGAATATTTATAATATTCATGATCCTAATAAATCAATTTTAGGCATAGGAGAAAGCACTAATCCTATTTTTATAAAAGCTCTACAAAACTCTATAAACTTTAATTTATTAACTGATTTAAAACATTTAGATGGAACATTTAAGTTTGCTACTGTTTTTAAACAATGGAGAGATAAATATTTTTATAGTCCTTTAATAGGTGGAAATATTGCTATTCATTTTAATACTAACAAATTACAAAGTTTTATTTTTAAACAATTAAAAAATAAATATAAAAATAAATTTAAAGAAATAAAAGGTAGTGTATCAAATATAAATAATGATGTAAGTTCAGTTAAATTAAACATAGATAATAAACAATATGAATTTGATTTTATAATCGACTGCAGGGGATTTCCTAAAAAATATGATGAATATACTTTATGTGATTTACCTCTTAATCATTGTTTAGTACACAATGTAAATGAATCTGGAAATTGGAATTATACTGGACATGTTGCAACTAAGAATGGCTGGATGTTTCAAGTTCCTTTAACAAGCAGACAAAGTTATGGTTATCTATATAATGATACTATAACTAATAAAAAAGAAGCCTTAAAAGATTTTGAATCTGTCATTAAACATAAAATAAAAAAACCTGTAGAATATAAATTTAAATCTTATTTTTGTAACAAAGTTTTAAACAATAGAATTTTAAAAAATGGTAATCAGGCTTTATTTTTTGAACCCATGAGTGCTAACTCATTATATTTGTATGATAGTATCAATAGAAATTTTTTTGACTATTTAAATAATCATACAAGTGAAATGCAATTAAATAAGGATACTATTAAAAAAGCAAAAGAAGTAGAAGAAATAATATGTTTTTTTTATCATGGAGGAAGTATTTTTAATACTAAATTTTGGAAACACGCCAAACAAAAAACAAATAAAATATTAAAAAAAGGTTTTAATTTAAAAAGATGTATTGAGGATTTTAAAATACATGGTAAAAAAGAAAACATTAATAATGTTAAAGGATGGTTGTTTGATCCTAGAGTATTAATAGAAATAGATAAAGAATTTAACTACAATTATTTTAAATGATAAAAGAATATAATTATAAAAATATACTTTCTGAAAAATGGAATAAAGATTGTATAAAACAAGTTAAAAAAATATTTGAAAAACACAAATGTTGTCTATCTTATCCTGCATGTATTCATCCTAAAAACCAAACTCATGCAAATCTATTTCAAGAAAATAGATCTATATTACATAATCACTATACATTTATAAAATTAAAAGAAACATATTTTGATGCGTTAAAGAAATATTTAAATACAAATACTTTTAATTATAGTTATCTCAATGCGTGGTGTTTTATGACAAAAAAATATCAAGTGATAAATAAAAATAACTGGCATATTCATCATGAACAAAATATAAAAAATGATTTTGAAATTGGAGCAACTTTATATTTACATAATACAGAATTAACAACAGAATATAATATTGATGGTGATATTGTTAAACCCAAAGTTAAAAAATATCAATGGTATGTTTGGCCAGCGAATATATCTCACAGACCTGAACCTGGTATTTCTAAAAATGAAAGATTTGTAATTGCAACAACAATTGGAATAGTGAATGAAAATAATAGATAATGTTTTAGATAAAGAATATTTTTTAAATTTTAAAAAAGAAATTATGTCTCCAAATTTTCCGTGGTTTTTAAATTCATATAGGGTGTTTGAAGATGATAAAGATAAACAGTTTACCCATACTTTTTATAGAGACTATACAATACAGTCTAAATATTGGAATCAATTATATCCTGTTTTATTGAAATTAAAAGCTTTAGCTTTTGTTAGAATAAAAGCTAATTTAAATTTAAAAAAAAATATTCAATACAAAAGTAAAATGCATAAAGACTATGAAAAACAATCTAAAAATTATAAAAGTGCAATTTTTTATATTAACACTAATAATGGATACACCTTATTTAAAGATGGTAAAAAAGTAGATTGTGTCGAAAATAGGTTATTAATTTTTAATAGTCATAAAGAACATTGCGCTGTTGATTGTACAGATCAAGATACTAGAATTGTAATAAATATTATTTATTGTGATTAAACTTTTGTAATTAAATCTTTTAATCTAGCTCTTAAAATACCAATAGTATTTGCGTACTGTTCATTAATTTTTATTAAGGTTTCCTGATGAAGTTCCAGCTTTTCAATTCTTTCCTTAAATTGTTTATTTAACTCAACTTCAGAGTTTTTGACAGCTCTCTCCATTTCAACCTGTTCTTCAAGTTGTTTAATTTGTTCATCTTTAGTATACATAATATATCTTCCTTATTTTCTATTTTCTGGTATATATAGTATAAATTACTAAAATTGTCTAGATATGTTACAAAAAATACAATTTAAGCCAGGATTTAATAAACAAGCTACAGAGACCGGTGCAGAAGGTCAATGGGTTGATGGAGATAATGTACGTTTTAGATATGGTCAACCTGAGAAAATAGGAGGTTGGCAACAATTAGTTGACGGACAAATAGCAGGACCCGTTAGGGATCAACATACATGGACAGACTTAACTGGTAAAAAATATGGTGCTTTAGGTACCTCTAGAGTTTTAGTAATTTATTATGAAGGTGGATTCTATGACATCACACCTATTGAAGCTGACGTAACTGGTTGTACATTTGATTCAACAACAGGATCTGCAACTGTTACTGTTAATAAAACTTCTCATGGTTTATTAGTTGGAGACTATTTTAAATTTAAATCTGTATCTTTACCTGGTGGTGGAGAAACAGGATATGGAACATCTGATTTTGAAACAAATGTGTTTGAAGTAATATCAGTTCCAACATCTTCTACATTTACAATTACAATGGCATCAAATGAAACTGGCACAGGGATGTCAGCTCAAGGTTCTGCAACATTTAATAAATATATAACTATCGGTCCAACATTTCAAACACCTGCTTATGGTTGGGGTACAGACTCATGGTCATCTGGTGGATGGGGAGAAGAATCTACAATAACAAACGTAACACTTGACCCTGGCTCCTGGTCACTCGATAATTACGGCCAGTTGCTAGTTGCAACCGTTAGAAATGGAGCAACATATACATGGAACCCAAGTAGTGGTTTAGATACTAGAGCAACTATTGTTTCTGGTGCAC